TGCTTGCTCCATGTTGGATATAGCATTATCAATAGAGTCACTAGACAGTAGTGATGAAGCAGATAAGATGTTTAAGAGTTGGTTTCCAGATAATGGTGAAGAAAGACCTGAGTGTGTCTTTGTTGATCTTAACATTATTGGTTCTAGCTTTGATGGTATAGAAATGATACGTAAAATTAATCAGGATTATGGTAACGGTTGTGTTATTGGTATTATATCAAGTAGCTCTGACCAAGAAGAAATAGAAAAAGCTAAAGCTGTGGGCGCACAGTTTTGGATTATCAAGTCAGACGATATTGAACCAAGACTAGAAGAGTTTCATAAAGACTATGAAGGTTATGTAAATAAGACTAATCCATTTAAAGTATACCGATGAGAATAATAAAAGAGTTTAGAGTTGCAATTATATTCTTTTTCTTGTTAGCTGTAGCAGGTTTACTTGTACAAAAAAACAAGAAGGATTATGAGACGGGTTATGTAACTACAGGTAATCCTGATAACAGCTATTTAGATAGCACTAGAGCATACGGTTGCGGTGATTAGTTCTAAGGATACAGTCAAAGAAGCTATACTTAAAGCCAAGTCTAAGAAAGTTTATATAGAAGGAAACTTTGTTAAGCTGCTGGCTAAGACTACTGATGATGAAGTTAAAGACTACATTGAAGAGTGTAAAAGAAAAGACTTAGCTCAAAGGCGTAAACGTTTAGACATTACTAAGCAAGTGCAGGCTCAAAATAAAGAGCTTGAAAATGCTAACATATTGAACAAAGCTCTCCTATTAGATCTACAGGATAAGATGGAAGAACTTGAAGATGCTAAAAAAGCAGCTGAAAGTTTACGGGATGAAGCTTTGAATGACCTGGAAGTCATGCAAAAAAAGACTCAGTTTGAGTTAGTAGGTATTATTGTAAAGCTTGCATTAGGAGTTATTGTGGGCGTAGGTGTTTTTACATCTGCATTATATATGTTTGTTTTGTACCAGGGTTATGATTCTAAGATAATAGAAAGTACCTGGTCCAATTTATTTGGTATATTGTTAACTAATTCATTTAGTATAGTTGGTACCATCATGGGTGTCAAGTATGCTACAGAAAAAGACTAATTATGGCAGCAGCTAGATCTCATGAAGATGAGGTATTTAAAGCAAAGAGAAGACCTAAGAAGCCTATTAAATTTAACATCAATCTCAATGCAGAACAGAAACTTGCAAAAGCAGAAATACTTGAAAACCCAGTCACTGTCTTACAGGGCATGGCAGGAAGTGGGAAAACTTTGGTGGCAGTTCAAGTTGGTTTGGATCTCTTATTTACAAAGCAAATTGAAAAGATCATTATCACCAGACCAACAGTGGCCAAAGAAGACATTGGTTTCCTTCCTGGAGATATCAAGGAAAAGATGGATCCGTGGCTTGCTCCTATATACCATAACTTGTACTTATTATACGATAAAGTTAAGATTGATAAGTGCGTTGAAGAAGGGCAAATAGAGATTGTACCCTTTGCATTTATGCGGGGTAGAACATTTACTAATGCTTTAATTATTTTAGATGAAGCTCAGAACGTTACTATGAACCAAATGGAGATGATGCTTGGCCGTTTAGGTAAAGGCAGTACCATGGTTATATGTGGGGATCAAGCTCAAATAGATTTAAGACATAAGAAAGATTCTGGATTTGGTTTTTTATATACATTAGAAGCACAAGTGCAAGGGTTTAAAGTAATCACTTTAAAACAAAACCATCGTCATACAATTGTTGAACCTATACTTAAGGTATACGAAAATTATAGATAATGGAATGGAGTCTTACTTTAATAATGCACTGGCCTCACGATAGGTTTGCAGTTGGTGTTGAATGTTTACGTCCTACAGAGGAAGTGCCTGTAACTACAATACAAGTATTTTTATTTGTACTTACTTTACAAATTAACTTAGAGGATAAATGATATCGGGGGTAAGGAAGACCTCTCTTAAATGTCTTCCTTACTGTGCCCCGGCTTATTGCTATTCATAGTGATATGAAAATTATGTATGCTCAGTTTGATCTAAACTATAGGTGACAAATTACGAGGATCTTCCTATAATAGACTGAATAGCCTTCTCTCTCCATAAGCTCCGGAGAGTCTTTAATACATACGACCTCTTGCGTATTATTTCAGCCGCTGGCTGATTAAGTATAGTAATGTGCAAACTATTAATAGCTTCATATCTATCAGGTTTATTCACCAAATATAGTAAACTTAAATAGTTTAGACAATAAAGTCTATCACATTTGTGTTAGTAATACTTAAAATATCTAGGGAGTAGTCAGTTATTTCATGCTTCATCATGATCTTACGCACATGCATCTTCATTTTGGCGTCTGCCTCATTAACTGCACGGGCTTTGATAATGTAACTACTACTTGCTTTATCTCCTTTTACATTGGTTTTAATTCTTACTTTGTAGTAGAATTCTTCTTGTTCTTCGTTCATTGCTGCATCTCTTTAAACATTGCTTCTAAGAGTATAAGATAGTTGATGGTATCTCCTATCTTCTCATTCATAAGTTCTTCTGTTGGTGGCATTCCTGTTACCTCAAAGTCTGTTACCATTCTTCTTACAGAGTACAGATGCTTTACCATTAGCTCCCAACATACGGATGGACCGGTTTTATGTAGGCTAAAGTCTGCCTGCTCTCTAAAGCTGTGGAGTACGTCTTCTGTAAGACCATACTCTTTGTTCTTTTCAATTAGAATGCTCCTGGTTTTGTCAAACCTTTGTTCTAATAATTCATTAAAATTCTCAAGATTCATAGTTGTTGATTTCATTAATTACACTTTCCCAGTATACAAAATTTGTAGACATATATAGTACCTGTTGAGCTTGAATTAAAGCTTCTTGTTTTCCTTGGTGTTTTGCAATCATAGACTGGGCTTTGCTTGCAGGATTTGGATTTCTCATGAATTAACTTAACATTGAACCCATAAAACTTATAGGCATGAGAAAGGTACTAATAATATTTGTATTAGCATTAACAAGTAGCTGTTCAACTAGTCAGTCTACAGTTGCACAGGCAACTGATCCTGACGTAGTTTCACGAGCTCCTTACATAGACTTTTAAAACAAGAAAAAAGGGAGCAGATATTATCTGACTCCCTTCTTAATTACTTTGGGCACAAGTAATGGTTACAGGACAAACATAATTAAAATAAATTAAGTTGCCTAACCTTTTGAATAATAGAGTTAATCTCTTTTTCAATTAATTTCTTGTAGTATTGAGTATCAATGTTATACTCTTCCCATTCTTTTTCGTCTATCACATTGTACATAGTCTGCAAGTATCTACCTGCAACTAATTGTTGTTCTCTTCCATCAGGGTGTGCCTTAAAAACCTTACCACCTTTTTTACTTACATAGTATCTAATGGTTTTTTGAAGTGGTGTTACAGTGAACTCCTGATCTTCTATAGAACGGATTTCTAGTTTCCATTCACCTTTAGCTTTGGTACCTATGCAGTAATCTAAAATGTTGCGGTTTTCTTGTAAGTACTCTTCTGGTAGTTTTCCGTGTATAAAGTAATTGAATATAGCTTTAGGCACTATAAGCTTTGACTTGTTCTTATGCAGAGCTAAGCCACTATATTCAAATCTACCTTTACACTTTGCACTAGCATATAGAAACTTACCATCAGTTGCTTTAAATAAATCATTTGGTGATTTTTTTCTAAGCTCTTTCCACTGTGGATAGTCAAGTTCTTTCCAATCATATACAGCAATGTAATTATTTACATCAGCAAATATGATCTTCTGATACTTGTCATGTTCTAAGTTTAAGTTTGTAATCTTTTCCCAGCGTTCACATATCTTATAGTACTTGTCTTCATACTCTCTAGGAATAATAGTTTCAAGACCATCTGTATTCTGCATTATAGGAGTACAGTTTGGTATCTCTTCACATATCATTTCATAGAGCATAGTTAAACTAAGCTGACCATTAATTGTAATACGCATAGTAAACTCAGGATCGTACAGAAAGCTATTAGCATCGTTGCTAAGGCCGTAAGTTGAATTAAGTATAATCTTGTACACATAATTCATAGGATTGCTCTTAGGAATCTTCTTACGTTCATCAAAGAACCACTCATACAGTTCACAGAACTTATCTTTAGGAAGATGTTCTGGTGACCATTTGTTTCTAATAGCAAGATTGGGATAGTATGAAGTAACATCTGAAGACATTATTACAAAGTCATCATTACTTTCATAGATACCCTTTTCATTAGCACCATGTACACCACCTAAACCATAATCTGTTTTAACACCTTTGTATTTAACAGAATATGATAGTGCGTTTTTAGTTCCCTCTTTACTTTCAGGACTTGTATTAAGTATCTTACCATTGAAGAATTCTAATAACTTCTGAAATTCTGGGGTTTCAAACTTTACATAAGGCAAGATTAAATCTTTAACCTTAATCATAGGTCTTAATGTACGCAGCTGTTTAAGCTGTTTCTTTTCAATACCCAAGTTATTACTTAGATAGTATGCAAACAATTCTTTACTGATACGTGGTTCAGACGCACTATATAGATCTATACCATATTGTTTAGTAAGAGTCTGTCTTAATGATATGTGTTGCTTACTTAAGTACATAATTGCCTTAGTACTAGCAACATCATTAATACAGTATTCAATTACCATATCATGATCAGCTTTGTTTGTAATAGGTTCAGAATGATGAATAGGCATATCTAATACGTTATGCCAATCCATACTATACTGAATCCATTTAAGGGAAGACATCTTAGCAGGATTATCCCAGTGGTTAAGCTTAAAAATATCTATTTGTCTAATACGCATTTTAAAAGGGCTATACTTAGGCCACATTTTATTACGCATTAAGTCAATAGTTTCTTGAGCAAACTGGTATATATAACCTGCTATCTGTCCTCCATCAAAACTTCTAAGTTCTACATGATTATCTAGAATAAATTCTGTAACCTGGGCGTCAAACGCTAAACCGTTAAATGACACATGCCACTCATTGTTTGTAATGTTAGAATACAAGAAATCAACAAAGCTTTCAAAATCATTTTGCATGTTTGATACTGCAAAGACTTTTACTTCATCTGATTTAATATGTTCAAACACTCCAACAAAACAGTCAGCAAGTGTTTCATAATCCATTACCCAGTGCTTACCCATTATTCTACAATAAGAGTGCTTCCTGGTAATGAAGTTAGTTTACCTGTAGATTTATCAATATTACTTTCTGCAGGCTTCATGTACTTTTCAAAGTCATAACTTTCTGCATTGATAGCAAACTGATTTACAAACTCACGTGTAGAATCTAGACCAGTAATAACAATCTCATGGAATGTTTCTACTAAACGTCTTTCTTCTTTGTAAGCTTGGCCACCATTACGCTTCATTAACTTCAATTCTTGTGGATCTCCGTTATCATCTAGCTTAGGTAGCATTTTATAAGTTTGCTTCTTCTCTCTAGAGATAGCAATCAAAGTACCACCTGTTGGTTCAAAGATTACTTCTACCCATGGGCAGTCTGAAGATAATGGAACAAGTGCAAAAGTTTTGTAAGGCCCCATATAAGAGTCTACAAGCATCATATTCAATGGAGCTGTCCAGTTAACCTGATTAGATTCTCCGTAAGTTGGTGTTTCTTCTGACATTTTTTTTGATTTTAATTGTTAATTTGTAAAGTTAGTGTTTCTTTTTTAAGATCCGGTTTGTCACAGAGTTCAATAACATTTTCTAAATCTGACTCTGCCATGTTAAGTACTTTAGAATACTCATCATAATACAGTTCAGGGTATAGATAACTTTCAATATACTCTGTCATAGGATCTCCCTTGGAGTAGTAATCTAATATTGGCATCTTAGCTTCCTCAGAAAACTTTGAATACCTACCTGATAAAAAGCTATCATAACTAGACTTCAAATGACTTAGGTTAAATACATAGATATAATATAAGTCTGATTCAAATCTATCCATAAAGTATTCATTACCAATAAGATGCTTAGTTTCAAATTTGAAAAAAGATCTAGAATGAAATTTTTTATAGAGTAGTATTAGAGCACTACCTGCTGGATGTATATCGTTATTAAGTCCCGTATATGTTTGAATAGGTTTATACCTAGTAACATTAGGGATTCTTAATTGTGGATACAGAAACAACAATGACTTCTGAATGTAATCTGAATGTATTTTGTCTATCATAAGTATACTCTTTCTACAGAAGCTAACTCATAAGGCAAGTCATATCTTACATTTTCTATATGATACACTGCTTTGTTGTAAGCTTCTTTAGCTCTTGATATCCAGTCTGTTAACGTTTCTTTAGATACTCCAAAGTTGTATACCTGTTCATATTTATCAATAACCCAGAAGCTATAAGAGATATTATCAAAAGGTATATTGTAGATCTGGTTTACTAAGATAGCATAAATTCCTGCTTGCAACCAATAGTTGTAAAACTCTATTGAGTCTGTAAACGTAGTTACAGTTTTGCCTGTAGTCTTTACATCTATAATCTCAGCATTGTTAAACTCATCTATTACCAGTCTATCAATAATACCTTTGATACTAAAATTCTTATAGTAGTCTTTAGACTCTAATGGAATCTCATTATATACCTTATAACCATCTGACTTAGTTAACTCAAGGTGAGCAGCAATACTGGGCTCATCTCTCATTATCTGTGCATATGCTTTACAACGTTCTACAGCATCTTCATCTACTAGATCTTTACCTTCCTTATTAAAGAGGAATGAGAAATAATTTTGAGCGTCATCTGTAAGAATTTTCTCTAAACGTTTCTCATCTTCTTTAAATGATTGATAAAGATTTTGTGACTGTAACTCTTTAAGTATCAGGTCTGTATGATCATTTAGATCTTTAGATCCTGTAACTACTTGATTATGAACACCATGAAGAATTTTAAGTATGCTTGACGTTGGCACTTTACCCGGTGCTACAGCAAACAAGTTTTCAAATTCTTCTGGTTGTAGAATAAAGCAGTGTACTAGCTTACCCTCTATAAGATATGCTTCTATTTTTTCTTCACGTTCATTTAGAATGTAATGAGAATAGAATAGCTTAGGAGAGAAAAGCATTTTGTTAATTGAACTGTAACTAAGATCTGATTTCATTGAATTCTGTTTTTAGTTTTAAGTGCTGAGGATCTACAGATAGCTCAACAATTTTATAATCATTACTTATAGAATTTGCAATGTCCTTTAAAAACAAATTCAAACCTTCTTTAGATAATTGATTTTTACTACGTAAGTTTTCTAGCAAATTATCTGGTCTAGCCCAGGGCATATCTCTAATAGCAGATTTAAGATCTTTACATCCTGCTGTATTTATAGCCTTGGTATCCATCATGATACTTTGATACTTACTAGCTAAGTAGTATAACATATCTAAATGACTTCTGTAAGCCATTTTAGAAATAGTAACTACTGCAAGTTCTGCATCATCTTTGTTACCTCTTAACATTTTAGCGATAGACATTGTAGTATCTACAGACATAGGATTATCCGAAGTAATTAATTTCTTTACATATTCTTCAGTTACAATAATATTACGCTGTTTCCAAAGACTTTGAAACTCATTATAATCTTCGTGAGTAAAGTAACCTTGATTATACTTTATACTACTTTGACAATCTTTTAATGGAGCATGATTGTGATCAGACAAATATAGTTTGCTAAATTGTACTTTATCAAATGCAAGTTCAGTATCATTTGCTGTAGAATTAATCTCAATAACATTCAGAAAATCTTTATAACGCTCTATAGGACCTAGTTGATTACGCCAATAAATCTTATTAGAATTTGATTTTTCTAGCAATTCATAATTACTAATGGTATACTTCAAAGCATCTATTAGTAGTGCCCTATTTACTTTTATAGTTTGCTCACTCCATTCATCACAAATTAAATTAGTAATTAGCTTTTCACTAATAATAATTCTATCATATATACCGCCTTTTCTTTTCTGTGAAATATTCATTTCATCTTTCAAGTAGTTCATATCATCTCTAGTGATTAAAGATTTGGGCATAACGTAAACATTATGCCCTTTCTTTAAAGTTGTCTTAGCATTACTAATACCTTGTATGAAAGTACTGACTATTTCGCTTTTCCTCTTAGATACTACATGTATCCAGCTTACTTTACCGTCATTTATTAACTTCATTTTTTCCATGTAGCATATGTTGTTTTAATAGTTCTTTATACTTAGGTTTCATTTCAAACTTAATAGTATATACATCTGGGTTATTCAAAACACGAATGCTATTTTGAATGACTTTGTATACATTATTAAATATTTCAGGAGTTAATATATCTTTCATTTCACAGTATCTGAAAAAGAAAGAAGCTTCCATTCCAGAGTATTTATCATAATACTTATCAATAAATGTTCTTACACTTTTCATACGTCTGTTAAAATAAAAAGAAGCAGTTTCAATGTATAGTTCTCTACAGAATTTCCATGTCAATAGCAAGCTCTTTTCATAATCAAAAGTTCCAATCATGTGATTAGCTAGTTGCGTATCTTGTTCATTACGAGACTTCAACATTTTAATTACAGCTTTAATATTATCCTCTGTAAGCTCTGTAATAGAACCAGATGCTACACCTAAGTCATAAGGGTGTAAGACTTTATTAGGATACTTATCTAATGCTGCAGCTGCTGCAATACTATATTGCTTATAAAAACCTTCACAACTGGCATACCTACTATCTATTAGTTTGGCATTTTCAATCTGTTTACTTACAATTCCTTCATGGGTATTCCAGTTATCGTATCTAGAAGGTGATGTAATTACAACATTTATATCTCCCGTATATTTCAGATAGAAAGCTCCTTCAAAACTGATTGTCTTGAAGCTTGAATCATCAAATACAATGTAGTCTGCCTTATCTAAATCTTTAGTAACTCTACCATTAGCCATCTGTATATACTCTCTAATATTACCTGTTGGTGTACTAGGAGTAGTAATAATAAAATACCGCTGGCCTTTTTGTAAGGTAGGTTTACCTATATTTTTATAAGTAGGAAATGAGGAAGTAGTAGCACTTCTTCTATATAAAGGTTGAGCTTCAACTGGATTTATATAATTACCATCTGTTCTCCAATGTCTGTAAAACTTAGGGGAGAACTTAGTCTCCCCATGTTTTACCAAATCTTCATATGTTGTCATAATTATTCTGTTATCATTTTAGAAATATCTGGGTTCATTACAAGCTTCTGGAACTTAGTACGATTACCATTAATAATAGTACGTGCAATCATGTACTTGTTATCTACAGTAAAGTAGTCTGAAGTTAGAAGCATAGTTAACCTGTCAATTAAGTTTCTATCTATCTTGTTATCTTTAGCATATAGCAATGCGTAATTAGCTAAACGTGTTGATAGAATAGAAGTAATTGCAGTAGATAATTCACCGTCATCGTCCTTAACTGATGAAGAGAGTTTTGCTTTCATTGTTTTCTCTTCTGCAGTAAGCATTTCTTTAGGGTGAATTAATTTATCAAGTCTGTTATGAATGAATGTAGTAAATGTACTAGCAAACGCCTCACCTACAGAGCCTTCACCAATCATCTGTACCATAGGTAGATTATCAGCAAAGTTGTCAAAGCTAGAGATAGCATTAAAGAACGTAGTAATAGATCTAGCATTACATTCTGGTGTTACCATTTCTGGATAACGCAGCATGAAGTTAATACATCTAGAATCTACACCTGCTTCTTCAGCCCATTCAGCCCATGTATCTACATTAAACTCTAGGTTTACAGAAATGAAGCGTGTCTTCTGTGCTGCATCAATAGAGTTAACCATGTAGTTACCATCATCTGGGTTACTGGTAAGAATGATATGCCAGTCTTGTGGTAAAGACCAAGAGATATAAGTCTGACGATCAACTAATTCCATAACAGCCTGAATAAATCTAGGATCTGCACGGTTCCAGTCATCAAGAAGAAGAATACCTCCATTAGTTTTACCTGCAATCCACTCAGGTGGTAAGTAAGAAGTTCTTTTCTTCTTAGTCATCTGCCATCCATTACTTAAGAATATCTTAACTGCTTCAGCATCAACCCATTGACCCACTTTCTTAGTGTTACCTGTAGCTTTAAGTACTGCATCAGCAGCATTAATAGCTGAGAAGTTTAATGTCTCACCTTGTTTTACAGCTACTTCCTTAATCATGTAGTACTCCTTAGTAGAGAAACCTACAAGGTCACCTAGCTCCTCAATCTGTGCAAGATTAAGCTTTACCAGATCTAAGTTATGTTGCTCTGCAATTTGATAGATACTAGTAGTCTTACCAATACCTGATTCACCTACAACTTCAACTGCTACTGGTTTGTTACCTGCAGCTTGAAGCATTCTGTTAGATGTAATAATGTGTTCTACGAAACCTTTAAGTTCGTTAGTGTTTAATGTTACTTGTGCCATAGTAATTTTAGTTTAATTTAATTTTATAACCGGGTAATCTGTCATTAATATTAGATCTGCTAGAGTGACACCATAGTGTTCTTTTAGGACAGTTCTCTGGTGAAGAAGCTTCACCATCTGTTAAATAAATGAGAGTAGTATATTTTCTTCTATTCTCATTATAATAATCAATCACGGGTTGGAAAGATGTTCCTCCTCTTCCGTGTACTTTAAAATCCTTTTTAGAATTAAAGGGTTCAACACTGTGGATTTTAGTATCACATTGAATGATATCTACATAACTACCTGTCTTATTGATGTGATGAATTTCATTAAGGAACTCCTTAACTTCATCATCACTTACAGATCCTGATGTGTCAATAGCAACTAACACGCTGTTTCTGTATTTAATTTTAAGACCTGGGTTATCTGGATATCTTTTATTGTGCTTACGTCTAAGAACTTTAGTGTAAGATTTAATAGATGATCCTACAAATCTTCTTAAGTATCCTTTCCAATCAAACTTAGCAGGCTCTACATGACGTAACCTTTCAATAAGACCTGATAATTCTCCTGGAATACTACCACAACTTTTTTCCATTTCCTCTGCAATGGATACCATTTGATGCTTTACTTGTTTATCAATAAGCTTAGCTTCAGCTTCAGATAATCCTTCAAAGTCTTCCCAATCATGATTAGGTACTCCTTCACCATCACTCATCATATCTTGTAATGATTGAGCGCCGTCTTCTCCTTTCTCATGCTCTTCTTGTAATAGCTCATAGTACTTCTTAGTACCAGCTTTACGTGGAAGAGTTAGCTCAGGAAAGGAATTCATAGTTATACCACCTTCTGGTAACCATGAAGGATCAATATGTTGATTAATTTCTAGATCTGCAGCTATATTAAATAGCTTTTTATCTGGATAAGAATCACGCATTATTAGGTGTCCAAATGCAATATGAAGTAGCTCATGTTTCAATAAACCTTTTCTATGGAGTTCATTAAGATCTCTAAAGAAAAAAGGATTAACTACAAGCTTTACTCCAATACCATCTTTAGCAACACCGGCTGTAGGCACGTCACTACTAAAAGATCTATTAAGTCCAGATAAAAAGTGCCCATAGTAAGGCTCACTGAACAATAGTTCTTTAGTAGTCCGTGACAGCAATTTAAAATCTGTCATACGGATTGTATTTAAAAATTAGAATTAATCTAGAATACGGATGTATACGCCAGGGTTTTCCTTGTCGTAACTGTATTCTTTAAAGTAAGGAATCATAATGGTACAGTTGTCATCTTCTAACCAACCGTGGTGTACCATTTCATCTTGAATTGTTTGTGCAGGATTAATATAATCAAACTTATGTTTGCTACCTCTGATAAACTCCATCTCTATTTTAAGAGGAAGAGCTTTACCTTCAATAGCTTTTATAAAGTCTGATTGATATTTCTGCCAAACTGGTTTAGTAAGTGCTTTCCATTTCTGTACACCTTTACTTACAACAAAGTACTTACCTGTCCATTGACGGCTGTTCTTTGATGATGGTACGTTGTAAGGAATAAAAAACTCTTTCATGAATTCAAAGATAGGGCTTTTCTTAGTAATGGTGTAAGACATGCTCTTACATGCTCAAGTCCATGACTAGCAATGCTATCTGATAAGTCTTTCATTAAGTTTAAAACAGTTGGTTCTATACCATACTCTTCTTTATACTTAAGTCCAGCATTTATACCAGCTTCATCATTATCAAATAGCGTAACTACACCTTTGTATCTCTTAAGGAACGTTTCTATATACATAGGTTTGATCATAGTGTTTTCACTATCTGGTGCGACAGTTTCAACATTTCTATAACCTAACTCATATAATGCCATACAATCTTTAAGAGATGAACAAATTACCAAATAGGGTTTCTCATATGTAAGTTGATGTAATCCTTGCAGGTAATCCTGAAGTTTCATAAACTTATACTTCTTACTAGATGGTTGATAAACTTTATAAAGTTCATTATCATCATTAAAGTAACCATACATATGTGAATGAGATATGGTAGATTTTTTAACTCCTTCTGGCGTTTCCGCTACTAGAGTTACTGAATGAAGAGGTTTAACGTTAAAGCGTTTTAAAGTACTGCTATTGATCTTAAATAGATGCAACCAATACTTCTCATCTAATACAGTCCAACCTCTAATCTCTACACTATCTACTTGATATTTTGTTTGCTGTTGTGTATACTCACGTTTAACAGTCTTGGTACCATTTTCAATAACATACTTATTGTAGTCATTAAGAATGCGTAAGGCTGCCTGGTTAAACGGAATATTTTCTAGACTCATTAACAAACTGACACCATCACCTTGATTATTTGTAGAAAAGCATTTAAACCTGTAGTCATTATACTTTTCATCAAAATAAAAATACATGGAAGGAGTGCGTTCCGATGGATTGAATAATGATGGTACTTGTATTCTCTGCCCATCAAGTGGGTCTGGTAAGTTCCAATAGTATTCAAAGATCCACCTGGAAGGCACATCCTTTATGTTATCTGTTATGTTTTTTGTTGATAGCATTTGACATCAGTAAACTTATAAAAAATAATTAAACAAAAAAAGAGGGGACCGTAGCCCCCTCTCTAATAATAGTAACTATTAATTACAGTTCTTCAAATTCATTTGCAGATGCAGTAGTGTTACCAAATTCTCCAACAGGTGTAGACTCATTTGCTTTTTCAGCAGCTAACTCTTTAGCTTTCTGTGTAACATAGATATCTTTCTCTTCAGAAAATTCAAACAACTTAGCAGGATCATTATTGAATGCAAGTCCTTTTCTACCTTTAGGCTGAGCTAAATCTAAGTAATACTTGTAGTATCCGTTAGCAGCAGACTTTTTAGCACCTATAACAAGGTGTAGGTATTCATCATCACAAATGATACGCTTAGCCATTGCAACAAAATCTTCAATAGTTTTAGCTTCAATGCTATCTAGTTCATCTTCAACACCTTTAGCGCTGGCTAAACCTTTTAGCAATCTTAAGATAGAACCGTCACGGTCAATTATAGTACCGTCTGCAAGTTTACGGCTAGAAAAACCATAAGGGTTCAATGATACAATACCAATTTGACCTTCAGCTACACCTGCAGATGGGTTATCTTTAATACGTTCCCAACCTTCTAATCCTTCAATAGGTTCTGTTTCAACACGAATGTTAACGTTTAATCTATCAGGGTTAGTAGTATCATTATAAGGTGGTTTCTCAGAGTACAAATCATAGATTCTTACTTTATGAGTTCCTGGCTTAATTAATGGGCTTACTTTACTTGGTCCACCTACGGTGATGTTTTTAGTACTTAACATGTTTTTTTACTTTTAAAATTATTCTTCTTCATTTTCGTATCTAATGATACAATCTCTAACATAGCTGAGGTCATTTGGAATCTCTGGTTCAAACATACCTTCAGGTGACTTACATGTATTCTCTCCATTATTAAATGTTTCAAATATATGCTCAACACCTTCTTTAGTACGCTTTACTTTAGAGAATAGTACAATTGAAAATAGTCCTTCTAATGTAAGGGCATTGTCAATCATCTTACCAATAGTCTTAGCTTTAATTTTCCTGCGGCCATCCATATCAACAGACTCTTCAGCATGTGATAGGAATACTACAAATACATCATCTGGTAACTCAGTTAGAGTAAACTTAATGATGTCATAAATCTGCTTAGCAAGTTTAACAAACTTATCATAACCTTTAACATCAGCTTGATTCATGTACTCAAAAGCCATAAGATATTGAAAGTCATCAATGATGATATTCTTTATCTCTGGTTTAGCTGCAAGCAACTTAGTAACACTTTTAGCTAAGCCTAGCGGAGTATTCTGTTTACTCATGTTCATCCCATCACCTTCATACTGGTATCTCTTTTTCCAGCCTCTAAAAGGTAAAGGTTTGTTAGCTACGTTATAGATAAATGTTTCTGCAGGATCTAACGTCTTGATAGCGGTTGATTTACCACTACCAGACTCCCCAATAATTAATACACCTTGTGCCATTAGATATTGTTTTCTTTGTTTATAAACTCATTGATACCTGGTATACTACTAATAGGTCTCCTGTGCATTAGAGCATACAAATCTCTTGCTGTAAGATCACTAAACCGTGTACTCATACCTTCATCATCAGGTAGTTTACCAAATGCAGAAGCCTGATCAATAGGTTCATGCGTTGGTTTAACTCCAGATATAGAACTCATATCAAATAGTGGTAATTCTTCTTGTTGTGCTACAGTTTTATAGCGTTCCCAAAATTCTAAACCTTCACCAACTATTTCAAATTCTTCAATAGGTACAGCATACTTGATAAAAGTATCACCATTTCTACTAGTTATGGTTATTCTTTCATAACCTTCTGATTCATCGTTCCAATAAGGGTTGTAAGTCCACTTATATAATATGTACTTACTATCTCTACGACTCATATCTCTGTAGTCAATATTTTCTACATAGACTTCTTTCGTTTTAGATATTACACTTAACTCATTCTCAAAGAATGCAACTGCTACATATTGTTCACCAGCTCCTTCTCTACGAATAGGTTTAGGTACGAAGTAAGGATTATCAATTCCTTGTGCCTTAAAGTATGGCTCATATAGAGCATACAGTTCTTTTTTCTTAGCTTTTCTTTCTTCTGTTGTCATTTGTTTTAAGGGTTACTATTAATTATTTCTTTTTAAAGGGGTTTTGTTTCTTGGTGATCTCACCTAGTTCATTAGATTCAGGTGGTTCAGCCATTTCTTCAAATACATAGTTAGCATAGTTAGCATTAAGGTGAATCATTTTATGTTCACCAGATCTATTCTTTACTACATGTAATGCAACATAGTTATTGTGATTAGGTACAATAAACTTTTCAGGCCCATAGAACTTTAGATTAAAGTCACTGGGTCTGTTTAGAATAAACATAAAGTCACAATGGTGTAGTAACTTATCAGAACTTGATATATCAGATGTTTGCGGATAATTATCTGCTCTACCTGGTATTTTTCTATGTCCATCTTCAATGTTACGGTTTAACTGAGAAAGAGTAATTACAGTAATACCATAATTAGAACGTAGGTTAGTTATCATTTCACTATACTTAGCAATTACATCTCCTTCTTTATCACCTTTATTACCTTTTACAAGTAGACTGTGATCAAGAGCTACAATTATCTTAGCATCTTTTTCATTAGACCATCTATTTATTTCTTGAAGTATACGTTCTCTTAACTCATCAACAGTTGATGGGGAAGTTTCAATACTCCAAGGTTGCTTACGTCTATTCCTGATCATCTTCTCTATTAGATCTAAACTACTTTGAGGTATTTTATTACCATAAGTACTTAGTAGAGTTGACTTATCAATTTTAGTTACTCCTTGAATAAGGCGTAAACCAGTTGCTTGTAAAGGCATTTCAAGACTAAAATCTAGAACCTTTACATTGAGGTTAGGATTTATTTTAGGATCAAATGCTGCGTTTAAAAGCTGATCTTTAATCAAAGTTTTACCTACACCTGATCTTGCTCCTATAACTAAGTGACTTGACCAAGGTAAACCTTCTACAAATAAGCGATTCAATGTAGTAAACGGAGTAAGTAAAGAAGATTCTTCACCACGGCTACGTTTACTTATATATTTAAATCCTTCTTCAATTGCATCAGCTATGGTAGTGTATGGTTTATTATTCATTCTTATTCTTGTTTCGGTTATATAAGATTTCACACCACTTGGCTAGTTCACTGATGTTATCTTTAGAAATGTAGTTACTTATAGATTTTGTCCAAGTATAGTTTTGCTCTTCACCTTCTTCTAAGTATTCTACAGTAGCATCAAATACTAACTCAAAGTCATATTCAGTATATTTAGTAAAAAACTTACGAAGTTTAAAGCTAACATCTATTTTGTTATCACGCAAGCGTCTTTTCTTTTCATCTAAAGTTTTTACTGGGTATAGTTTTAGTAATGCTTCCGTTAAAGTATTTATACTTTCTGTATCTAAGCGTTTTGCCACTTTAATATTCAGTGGTTCAGCAAAATAACTATCAACCTGATTTATTACACCAGTACCTGCTTTAGTAATAATCCACTTACCCTCTTCTTTAATAATGAAACCTAGCATTCTTAAATAATCATAGTTAACTTCTAAACCCTTATTGATTGTAGCTTTATTATGAATGTTAAACAAGGCCGCATATTCATTAGGTGTTATTTTCTTACGGGCTAGGTAAGTAAATAGGTTTAGCTGGTTCATGTTAGATTAAGTTTTTGTATCTGTTAGCTAACTCATTTAATCTTTGGTTGCGTTCTACGATTGTATTAAACTGCTTAACCATTGCATCATATTTCTTTTCCATAAGTTTCATTTTAAGTTTTAAATTAGCATTATCATCTTCTATTTGGTTTATATACTTACGATAGACTCTTACCACACCATCATAATTTTGTTGCGTAGAGTTTAACTCAGGTATATCAGTTGTTCGTAACTCATATTGATCAAGGCTTTCTTTTACTAAAGCTTCTATATTTAAATACACATTGAGATACCTTTTATCATAATCATAATTAGCTTGGTGTGCTTTATTAGCATGAATTACAGTAGCGTGATCTTTATTAAAGATGCTTCCAATATCTGCTAAAGGGAGGTTACCATGTTTCTTCATAGCAACCATTGCAGAATACCTATAGATTACATTCTTACGGTTTCTACTTTTAGTTATTTCAAATTCTCTTTCAATATCTTTCCAGAGGTCAGCCATTACTTTATATTCTGTGGCTATTTCTAGATTGGTGTTAACAAATCTTTTTTTCATAGATGATATTTTAGGATAGTTAGTAGTTGTTTTGTATATTATACTTGAGAGGAAGCTCTCGTTGTTTAGTATTTTAGCATTTAAAACAAGCAAAGCTTGTAAAGATAATAAATTGTACACATGAGTACAAGTGAAACGTCTATTATTAACACCGTTAAAGCTTGGGCTTTACCTGGTATATTTGCATTTGCAGTAGGCATGCTTAATATGAACCTGCAAGAAATGAAGCAGGATATCAAGACCTTATTAGCTCAGTCAGAACGTGACAAGGTTAAAATAGATTATCTTGAAAAAGAAGTTCAGCTTCTTAGAACTAAACTTGATAAGATGGTTCATAACGAAGCTCCAATAAAAAACAACGATGATGATTACCCACCACTATATGCGGTTATTCCAAAACATACTAGCGATTCTAGTAGGTTTGTTCCTAATAACCAGTTGTAATCCTGTTAAACAGGTTCTCAAAGACACTTCCAAATTTAATATCATAGCAGAAGAAGTAATCCGTAGAGGATACTGCATCAATGATACTGTAGTAGAAACAAAGATTGATACTCTCTATCAAGCTGATTCATCAGTTGTCAATACAATCTCTTCATATAAAGAAATTGATACAATCTTTACAGACGGTAGTACTTTACGTATAGATTCTGCAGGAAACGTATCATTTGGTTGTCCAGTTAAGGTTCAATACAAGACTGTCACAAAAACTGAAACAGTTCGTGACAGAGCTTTAGAAGGTATACTTAAAAAAGATATTGCTAAATTAGATAGCATTAAGTTTTCATTAGAAAAAGATCTATTTGCTAGACAGCAAGTAATTACACAGTTAGAATCCGATCTTAAAAAAGCTAACCGTAAGTTTAAAGGGTTTATTGGTTTGATGATTGCCGCTGTTGCGGGTAGTATATACCTTAAGTTTAAAGGTATCTTACCATTTTAAAAGATAGAAGAGGGTTTCCCCTCTCCTACCAATTAATACTTGGCAACTCCTGTGAAGCCAAGATTTCATTTACTTTATTAAAGCAGTCATTGCAATCCCACTCATGTTTAGCTGCATATGCTGCACTGGCTGGATGAGATGCTTTAACTACATTATCTGGTTGATCTATAAGATCTTCCCAGAATTCTGCTTTCTTACCTAGTAGTAGGTATACAATATTAGGTTTATCCATTCTCACATAGTCAAGAAGATGTGCCATAAAAGGTTTCCAATAGTCTTGATGTGTTCCTGGTTTACCTATTTGTGTAGTAAGGGCTGTGTTTAATAATAGTACACCCTGATCTGCTAAGTATTGTAGATTATTTACACTGGGTTGTGCATTTTCTACAGTCTTTTGCATAGCAGAGTGTACATACTGTAATGACTTTTCAGTTCTACCTTGTCTACTACATGAAAAAGCAAGACCATCTGCTACGTTAATTTGCGGGTATGGATCTTGACCTAATACAATTACTCTAGTGTCTTTGTAATGGCATTCTTCAAATGCTTTAAATACATACTTAAAAGTTGGTGTGAATCTTTTATCTAATGCTACTTCATTTTGAAGTTTATCAAGCAGTGTGGTAAAATCACTAGACTTTATAAATGTTCTAAGCACTGTATTCCAACCAGTTGGTTCTAATTTTTGATAAATTTTACCTGCAAACTCAGAAGAGTTTACTATATTCGCTTTAACCATATACGTATATTATGATTGTTAGTACTATTAAAGAAGAAGATATCATTGATATCAAAGTGAATGGAAGCTTTTACCAGCGTGTACAAGCTTTAATGTTCTACCTCTTAGAAGACAAAGAACCTCAGTACATTACTGAAGTATTTGATAAGATTAAAAACAATACTATAGATGATGCTTATGTTGCTCATTTACAGACAGTTGTAGTCTTAATGCGTGAGATTGAACAAGAAGCTGAGAAGCAAAATAAAATTACTCCTAAAGATATTGATACAGAATCTACCGAAGATTAATACCGGTAAAGTCACCAATATCTATAGCAGCTTGTATAGCAAGATTAATTTCTTCTTTACTGCAATCAGCAAAAGATTTAAAAGAAGCAGGGCCTGTTGAAAGTCCTGCTTTCTTTTTTACTTCTAGTTTCATATCATCAAAGGTAGCTCCTGTAAAAGAAGCAAGATCTCTAATTGATTTGTGAATCTTAGCTAGTTGAAAGTTAGTACTCTTACCACTAGCATCTGTACTCATAAAAACATCTGCTTGTGCACCTTCTGGTAAATTGAATATAAAATCGTTGTATGCTTTTTCTTCTGTACTGTTACGAAATAATAGCTTACCGTCTTTTTTAGTTAGTGTTACTTGTACATTATTCATAATCTCTGTAAGTAAAGTTTAAATGATCATAGTATTTAATCTTAGATGAATCAAAGCTCTTTAAAGCTTTTCTTATCCACATCATATCTACGGTATCTTGATACGCAAGAATGTGACATGTTGATTTATCATTAGGATTAAGTCTAAGTAATCTACCAATACGCTGTGCACTCTTGGTCTCATTGCCATAGGCATGCAGTATAATGCCTGATTTAAGGTTGGGTATAGTAACACCCTCACTCAATTGGAGAACGCAGCTTAAACGGCTTATATTACCGTTCTTAAACATTTCTAGATTATCTTCACTATCAGGATTTCCAGAATGGTAACTATCCCTACACAATTTATCAGCTTGATCTTTAGTGTTAGCAAAGATGATACACTTATTCGTAATCTGATTGGCTAATGCAGCGGCATACCTTTCTTTAGTTTCAAAACTCATCATAGCTTTCATTCTTTGTACGGAAGCAATAGCCTTAGCTTGACCTGGGCCAGCTGATGCTACTCTTTCAGACCAAAAGTTATACTGAGATACTTCACTAGTTCTAAAACTCTTGCCGTTCTTCATATTAACCCATAGGTTATTATCTGAACTAAGCCCCATAGTATGAATTACAATCTGATAATCATTAAGAATATTATTCTCAGTTGCATCATCTACACCAAAAGTGTACATAACTGGACAGAACTTGTTTATCATCTCATACTTCTCTGATCCGTTTCTAACTGGGGGTGTACCTGTTAGTCCTAATATCCCCGCTTTTTGTTGGGACATTAAAAAGAAGTCATGATTGTATTTAAGGCTGTGACATTCATCAAGGTATATATGTTTAAATATATTACTCTCTTGTTTAGTTAGTGATAGGTATGTAGTAAAAGTAACATGCTCTATTAACCAATCTAGATTAAACTTTTCAGCATCATCTTTCCAAGACTGATGTATAGAAAGTTTAGGAGCTACTACTAGGAATTTAGACCCAGGAGTATATATTTGAGCCATATGTTTTAATCCTATTAATGTCTTACCAACACCCATAGAAATGGCTAATGTGCAGCGGTCATTCTTTAAAGCTATCTGAAGAGCTTCTTTTTGTATTTGATCTCTCGTCTTTTTCATTTAGTTTTTTCTTCAAGGATAACTCACCGTGTGGGTTTAATTTTAAATGAGGGTTTTTATATAAGTAACGATCTAGAACTATAGGATCGCTATTAATCCATTGTATAACTGACTTAGTAACACCATCAATGTTAACTTTCTCTGTCATTGTAATCTTAATTCTATCTGTTATTTTATACATCTCTATACTTTTTTAAGTCCACGTTCTATTAGCTCTTCACTGGATAGTTTATCGTGAATCTGATTATGACAATTTCTACATACAGTTTTCCAGGTTGAAGTTATTAAGTAATACTTCTCTCTATCATTACCAAAATATGTATGATGGATATCTGTACCCTTAGTAGTACAACCAGGTAAACTTGCTTCACAAAATGGCTTTTGTAATAAAAAATCACGGCGTAATTTAGAATATGTCTTATCCATACTAGCTTTTCTAGCAGATACAGGATTTAACTTAGGAGCATCTGGGTCTTTAGCTTTTACTTTAGCCCAACAAGACTTGCAAAACAAATCAGCACCTTCCTTTTTCCATATAAACTGCTCTGACTCACAGCCATTACAAAACTTTTTTCTGTTTTTCATTTTAGAATAGATCTTCATTATCATCCTCTTCTTCTTCAAAAGGACTATCTGGTAAATTCATAGGGTTATCTACAACTCTTTGAATTTCTGATAGTATTTCAGGATGAGTATCTATAATTATCTCATAGATAGGTTTTAGTTTTTCGTTTAATGCATTAAGCATTTCAATATGTACGTTATTCTTTAAGTCCCGTAAGCTAGGTTGGGTTTCTACGCCCTCCTTGTTAAGTTCTTTAATAGACTCCGTTACATCATCATGTACTTTTCTGTATTTTTCATGTCTTAAATACAAGAATACAATCTCCTCTGGAGTAAATAAATTAATTTCCATAAGTATATATTAAGACACTAAGATAAGAAAAATATAGGGGAGGTGTTACCCTCCCCATATTCTTATAACTCAAAGTCAGTTTCTAAATCTAACTCATCAACAGTTTCGTCAATGGTTTCTTCAACTTCTACTTCTTCGTTTAGAGAGTTGTCAAATTTAGACTCTACTTCTTCTTCAATTTCATTTGATACTTCTTCTTCTGTTTCAAAAGCATCTGAAATATCACCTGGGTTAACAATAGGTTTTACATTGTTATTTGCAAGGCTAGCAATGATTTCTTCTTTATTGTCATGTGCAATAAGAACATCATGAGCTGTACCAGTCTGATCCCATACTACTCTAGAGTAAATAGGTTGACCGTTAAGCTTACATACTACACCTGAAGTACCTGCAACTTTAGGTTGAGAGTAATCATCAAATGGTTCTAAAGATTCTTGTCTAATAAGTTTACCTGGTAAAACACTATTAGAATCTAGACCTGAGTTTTGTAATGCTTCAAGCTTACCTTTTAAAAGAAAGTATCTTTCTTCTGTTGAAATCCAACCATCTGGGTTGAACTTAGAAATAGTTTGACCGATTCTAACGTAACCATACTCTGGTGAATTACTGTTTACATTTACAATCTGTCCGTCTTCGTTTGCAATAATTTTTACTGCGTTCATAATAAAATATAATTTAGTTAAAAAAAGAAACCCCGACTATTGCCAGGGTTATAGGTTAAATATCATCACGTAAAAAATCTTCATCAAGAAGTTTATCGTCAATATCAATATCAGGAAGTTCTGGTTCTACATCTTCATCAGACATATCTTCATACGCCATATACTTACCATCTAAAGCAGAACCTGTAAAAGGATTCTCTATAGTTGTACCTAAGTTTAAGCGCGTAAATTCATCTAGCTCATCATCATCCATAGAGAGATAATAGTCTAGACTTATTTCTATTACACGGCCATTAGGTAATTGATATAGCATTATTACACAGGAGTTTAAACAAAAATAAACTTATCTCACACTTGTGCAATAGTATTCAAATATTAAAGCTGAGAGTATAGCTAAGCCTCTAATATTTTCTTTAGGTCTGGTTTAAAATACAGTGGTCCTTTTAATACTTTACCGTCATTACGATAAATTGGTTTACCATCTGCACCAAGTTTACTCATATTACTAGAGTGAACTTCATCAAATAGAGCTTCTATTTTATCATCCAAGTTATGCTTAGTTACAATACCAAAAGCTATGTATAGAATATCTGTAATAGCATCTGCTATTTCAACGTGGTCATTAGCTTTAGCTGCAGCTACATATTCTTCTAGTTCTTCTAGTAGCAGATTAAACTTTGTGAATGCTGTTTGACTATCAGGATTAATATTAAATGCTGATTCAAACTCTCTGATTTGTTCTATTTGTTTTTTCATTGTTCCCAGTAGATAAATATTTGATCGTCTCTTGTTGGTTCTGTACTTAATTCAGTGATGCTAAATCCTATAGCAGGAAGGTAATCTCTTTCATCATCATAGTCGTAATCATATACGGTCTCAAAGTTGAATTGAAGGTTACCTATTTTAATAGGAAATAGTTTCTTAATATCTTCTTGACGTTCTTCACTTACAAAGCTTGATTGATACCATCTTAAAGTATATACTTCAATACCATTTTTAAATCCAGTATTAAATGCATAACGGTCATCGTTCATTAAAAACTTTAAATTAAGTTCTGTCCCTACATAGCGGGCAAACATATCAAAAATCTTTTGGTTAAGGGATATCATCCGTTGTGGACTACCATATCTATCCCATGCTGTCTTGCTCATAAATATCTTCTAAAGTTTGGTTAAGTATATTCTCTGCACCTCTACTCAAACGCATCATAACATCTTCGGCTTCACCCATAAGATATTTGTTTGGTAGAATTAAAAATCGTTCTAACTTCTTTTCCAAGTTGTTAGTAGCACTCTTTACATCTTGCCTGTAGTACTGTGTATCTTTTAGATCATCTATAGATTCTAGAAATAGTTGTGCTAACAGTATAGTTTTGGTTACTTTTCTGTGTTGTCCTTCTAAATCATCCATATATAAACGTTATTATTAATAGTACCAGCAAGCATCCTGTAATAAATGTAGCAATGCGTTCAGCTTTTCTCAATCTTTCTATCTGTCTGATAGTTTTTTGAATATCATTTTCCATGATTATCAGGGTTCTTACCCATTTTCCATATTAAATATCCAAAAAAGCCTGCAGTAAAAGTTCCTACTATCACAATTTCAATGATAGCTTGTATGTCAGTCTGATTCAATTCCATATTCTTCTAGATCACGTTTCATTAGTTCTAACAGTATGTCTTTCACTTCTTTTCTTTATTAGTGAGGTACATAAACATCACACTTACAAGCAAAGTGATTATTACTATCTCTTTCATTTCTCTTTTGTTTTAAAGGTTTCTATTAAATCTCTAATCCGTAACTCAAGGTCATCAACTCTTCCTTTTAGGAATATTTTCTTCCGATTAGACTCCACATCAAAACTTGAGTGCCAA